CATCGTGCCTCTGGCACTGGTTGAAATCTACAACAGGCTAAAGATATATCAAAGTTGTGTAGTTAACTCAGTGCATGACTCGATTGTAATTGATATACATCCGGACGAGGTAACAAAAGTTATTGGTGTGATTGCTTCTGTGCAGGAGGATTTGGTAGGATTAATTAACAATAAATGGTCAATAGATTTTAATGTTCCCCTTGCACTTGAGACAAAGATAGGGGATAATTGGTTAGAACAAAAGGAGGTTCATCCATGATGAAGCTTGAATACAGACATGACGGCAAACACTTTACATTTAGCATTGATGGTGTTGTTGTCGAGAGAAGTAGTAATGTGCATCAGTTAGTTCAGAAGGCTAAGAAGTACCGGCTAAGCTATGATGCACAAGAATCAAGTAGAAGTAAATATCAAAAATAGAAAGGTAAATATATGTCAGAAATCACATTAGTAAATAACAGTAACTTTGCAGCTATGGCACAAGCTATGGGCATGACAGCAGACATTGCTGTACCTAAGAAGCAAAACACTTTAGCCCGTTTAAAGTTAGATCACAAAGGTATCATGGGTGAGACAACAGTTAATGGTAAGAAGAAGAAGGTAGAGGTAGTACAAGCAGGTAGTTATGTATTAGATCGTCCTAACACGGATTTGATTTATTCTACAGAGGTAAGTATTCGTTTATTTAATCAGCGTTTTATGTACAAGCGGTACATCCAAGGCTCTGGTGATACTAAGTCTCGGTATGTTAAAACTATTATGGCTAAGGATCTTAAGGAAGACTTGCGAGATAATGCAGGTGGCTTTAATTGTGGTAAGCCAAGTGGTTGGATTGAAGACTACGCCTCATTGCCTGCAGAAACTAAAACGCTATTGAAATCTATCAAGCGGGTGCGTGTACTTTTTGGTGAGGTTACTATGAAGGGCACAGTCAATGCAAAGGGCGAGGAAATAGGAGAGTTAGTTTCGGTTCCATTTATTTGGGAGGTAGATAACAAAGATGCATTTAAAACATTGGGTGCACCTATTGCACAAATGGCTAAACAGAATCGTATCCTACCACAGCACAGCATTGTGTTAGGTTCTTCGGAACAGTCATTACCAACAGGTGCCTCATACTTTTTGCCAACAGCTGCACTAGAACTGTCTAGCACTATTGACTTGACAGATGCAGATCAAGGTTTGTTTGCAGACTTTAATGCATGGATTGATAACTACAATGAGTACATTGTTAAAGAGTTTAATGGTGTAGCTAAGACTCAGTCTGATGCAGACTTAGCAGACGTAGTTGAAGAGTTTGTTGACGTAGAAGTAGAAGCGTAATGAATCATCCTGCCGAGTTAAAGATACATCAGTATCTCAGTAAGGTTAGGCACGGAGATAGCACTCTTAGCGAGGAGGTTGTAGAACAAGTCGTTAATGATGTACGTGCTGCCTTACTTCGGCAGTTTGTAGATAAGCGGGATAGCAATAACTTCTCATTAAGAATGTCAAACGTAGGGCGTGACTACTGTCAGCTTTGGTTTGATAAGAACAATCCAGATGATGCTGTCCCACACTCTACAAATTTCGTAATCAACATGATGATGGGTGACATAGCTGAGGCTGTGTTCAAGGGTCTGCTAACACAAGCAGGTGTGGCATATGCAAATGGGGACAAGGTGACGTTAGTTGCAGGTGACCATACGATACATGGCACACCNGACCTGATCACTGAGGGTGCAGTAGATGATGTGAAGTCTGCTAGTCCTTGGTCTTATGCCAACAAGTTTGTTGACTACCAAACACTACACGACAATGATTCCTTTGGATATGTAGGTCAGCTTGCTGGCTATGCAAAAGCAATGGGAGTTAAGGCAGGTGGTTGGTGGGTAATCAACAAGGCGAATGGTGAGTTCAAATATGTAGCTGCTGATTCAATTGATCTTGAAGCTGAAGTAGAAAAGATTAAGCAGAAGGCAGACAGGCTAGAGAAGAATGAGTTTGAACGATGCTATGAGGCAATACCTGAAACCTATCGCAAAAAAGAAACAGGCAATCTTGTACTTGGTAGGGAATGTGGTTGGTGTTCCTATCGATACAAATGCTGGGAAGGATTAGAAGAAAGACCATCACTGGTATCACGAGCAGAGAATCCACCGATGGTATCTTACATACACATTGCTAAGAAAGAAGTAGAGTAATGCGTAAGTTTAGCCAGAAGGCATACGATGCAGCTATGGCATATGGTTATCGCAGTGGGCTAGAGAAAACTGTTGAGGAAGATTTAAGGCATTTCAACGTAGATGCTAAGTATGAATCAATCAAAATCGAATGGGAAGATCTGTGCTATAGAAAGTATACCCCCGACTTCCTGTTACCCAATGGCATTATTATAGAGACTAAAGGATTGTTTACTGCAGCAGACAGGCGTAAGCATCTCTTAGTACAGAAGCAACATCCTGATTTAGATATACGGTTTGTATTTGAAAGTAGTAGGCGTAGACTTAGCAAAATATCTAAGACAACTTATGCTGCATGGTGTGAGAAATATGGATTCCTATATGCAGATAAGAAAGTACCACAGACTTGGACTAAAGAAAAAAATAAAAAAGTTATGCCATTAACATTTAACCCATACAAAGGAACAAAGCATGAGTAACCCCATTAAAAAAGATGACATCGTATTAATCATTAGACCTAACTTTGAGGGTGAAGATTGGAATGGCACAGTAGATTTAAATATGATGTGCATGCCGTCTGATAAATTGTCTGAGGATTCATATCGGGAACTACTACATCTTATGCAAGGAGTTGTTACGTGTTTCCATTTACTAAATCAAGATGAAGCGTTTGGTGCAGTAGTAGAAGAAGAGATGGGTGCAATGATTAAGTCGGGCGAATTAAAATTCAATGACATAAATGAGGATTCTAGTTTCAGTAATGTAATTGATCTAACACAGTGGACGCAGACACGGGGGAACGCATGACAAATCGGAGGTTAAATGATGTATCACCGGAAGAATGGAGCAGTGCTATTCGTGGGTACGAGAAGGCAGAGGAAGGCACAGAGTTTTATCAAAGCAAGTTATTCGGTGGATCACTTTGGGATGAGGCAGATAAGCAAACCACTAGTGATGAAGTCGAAGAACCTGAGCACTATAACTACGGCAAGTTTGAGACCATCGATGTAATCATTGACACACTCGGTGAGTACGAAGCAATCAGCTACTGTCATGGCAATGTACTCAAGTACACCATGAGAATGTGGCACAAGGGCAGACCCATCACAGATTGCAAGAAGGCACGGTGGTACCTAAACAAGATGATTGAATTGCTAGAAAAAACAGAGGGGATTAACTGGTGAGCATCATAGTCGAAGTACATTTTGAGGTAATCTTAGATCCTGAGAGTATGCCCAATACGTATTCCGACTCAGACTACCTAGAAGAAATCATTGACGAAGCTATTCACGATGCTATGTATGACATCGGGGCAGCCAAGGTTAGTTTTGTACGTATGGATATTGAAGGATTAGAATGAACTACCATGGAATAGAGATAGATACAGCAAGAGACAGCAGGCTATCCGAGCAGGCAATGCAGCTGCTTCAGGACTACTACCTACTAACAGAAGAACGAAGCCCACAGGAAGCCTTTGCAAGGGCTGCAGTAGCTTATTCTGCAGGGGATAGGGGTCTAGCCCAACGGGTCTACGATTACGCTTCTAAGGGCTGGTTTATGTACGCCAGTCCTGTCCTCAGTAATGCACCTAAACAGGGAGAGAAACCCAAAGCTTTACCTATCTCCTGCTTTCTTACCTACGTAGGGGATAACCTAGATGAATTGATTAACCACAATGCTGAGGTAGCTTGGCTGTCGGTTAAAGGTGGGGGTGTAGGGGGGCACTGGTCAGATGTCCGGTGTGTCAGTGATAAGGCACCGGGTCCTATCCCATTCCTTAAGGTAGTGGATAGTCAGATGACTGCATATAAGCAGGGCAAGACACGTAAAGGTAGCTACGCTGCCTACATGGATGTTAGTCATCCTGATATTGTAGAGTTTATTAACTTTAAGTTACCCACTGGCGGTGATATTAATCGCAAATGCTTTAACTTATTTAATGCAGTAAATGTCTCCGATGCATTTATGCAGGCTGTAGTAGATGGTACAGACTGGCACCTTACAGATCCGTCCAACGGTGACATACGGGAGACTACTCCTGCCCGTCAGCTATGGCAACGTATCTTAGAGGCACGGTTTCGTACTGGTAGTCCTTACATTAACTTTATTGATACAGCAAATAAAGGATTGCCACAAGANCAGAAGGACAGNGGTCTAAAGATTCATGGTAGTAACTTGTGCAACGAGATTCATTTAGCTACATCACAAGACCGTACAGCAGTGTGTTGTTTATCCAGTGTCAACTTAGAGAAGTATGA